CAACTTCCACACAACAGAAAAACCCCGGAAGCCTTTCGGCTCCAGGGTAATCTTACGTTTGGACACAATGAGCATTACTGCTCTAATCTATATTAAGATTTAATTACTCGATAACAGTAGCAACACGGCCTGATCCTACAGTACGTCCACCTTCACGATATCAGACCGGTGTATTGCGGTATACGAATAGTGATTTTTTATGTGATTTGTGTGGAAAAATCCGGATTTTCCGTTGTGTCCGTGTGGTTTTCCGGAATTTTTGTTATCATGGTGTTATCATATTAGGGGACAACTTTTAATACAATATCAGCGGATACAAAAGCAGCGGATAAGCACAAGATAGAGTGTGCAAATCCGCCTCTTTTTTCTTTCTTGTCAATATACTGTGCCTTCGTGCCTCAAAAATGCACACCCCTCTAAAGGTTCGGATACCAGCGAAGCAGATCGCCACGCCCTTCGGCCTCCAAAGTTTCAACCGCATATTTAAGCCACTCATCCGGCGTCGGGATTTCCCCGGCACAAGGTATCTTTTCCCATTGCGCCCGTTTTTCCGGATCTGGATCATGCAGGCCACGCTCAATGCGTTCTGAAATAATCGCACGCATTTCCTCCACAGTGATATTCCTCTCACGGGCCAGCCTTTCAAATAAGTGTTCTTCCATGTTGATGCCTCCTGTTTTATGAATAGTATTCCCACCTGCGTATATGCTATCAGTATGCCCTTCGTGGGAAATGTCATGTCTACCGATTGTGACTATTATATCACCATTTTGGGCCTTAGAATAGATACAGATGGGCAGGTGGATATATGGATACGCAAAAACGCATAAAGCAACTGATGGAGGAGCGTGGCTGGACGGATTACCGCCTGGCAAAGGAGGCCAGCCTTTCTCATTCCACAGTCACAAATATGTTTAACAGAAATAATGCGCCGACGCTTCCGACCTTGGAGGCCGTATGCAGGGCGTTTGGTATAACTTTATCGCAATTTTTCTCCGAAGTGAATGATCCGGCACAATTAACCGAAGAACAGAGCATACTATTTTCAAAATGGAGCACCTTGACCGAGGAACAGAAAACTCTGTTGCTTGCCCTCATAGATACCATGTAAAGCAACAAAAGCCCGCAGGCTCTTATGTAGAAACCTGCGGGCTTGAATTATCTTATGCTATGCCTTGCGCCTGCGGCGAAAGGCCCTCGCCGTTTTCCGGTAATCCTGCAGCGGATTTCCCTGCAGCGTATCCAGCCGCACCTGCTGTCTTTTCAGCTTATTTTCCAAATACAGCACGTCTCCGGGATTCCGTCCAAACCGATCAATACTGACCGCCAGCACCTTATCCATGGAATGATTGCAGGCCAGATCATGAATCTCCCGGAGGCCGGGGCGGTTAAGGGTATTGCCCTTTGCCACCTCGGCGACTATTCCCACTATATCATAGCCTTGCTGCTCCGCATACTGGCGGAGCTTTTCTTTCTGCATTTCCAAGCCCTGCCTGCTGTCCGTATCCGTAGCCATACGGCAGTAAATTGCAACCCTTACTTTCTTACCCACGCCTTCCATTATACCGCCCTCCATTCGCTTTTTTCAATTTCAACTTCTTGCCCGTCGCGGAAGGTAAACACCAGCCGCATATCTTCATATACCGTTACAAAGTCCACCGTAGAATACCAAAGCTCCTCGTCAAATTCTGTTACCAGCTCTGCGCTGTTTTCCAGCCTTTCGAGGAACATGGCAATTTTCGTGCGCTTGGCATTGCGCTCCAGGCGAAGCTCCCCGATTTCTTCCAGCCGCTTCCTTGCCGCCTCATACCTGTCACAGTATCCGGTATATTTCCGCTCATATTCCCCCTGATCCATTGCCTTCTGCGCATTATCCGAAATAATCTTGCGGATCAGGCCCATAGCAACCTCACTTTCATTTTCAAGCTGCTCCTGCTCGCTATCAAAATCGCGGGTATCGGTCAAAGCCTCCATAACCTCCTGATATGCCTCATCGATTTCTGCCCGGCTGCCAAGTATCCGATTGAACGCTGCCAGAAATGCAGTTTTGATTTCCGTCTCGGTAAGATGGGGCGTCCTGCAATGCTGGCCCCGATGCTTCTCATTACACTGCCATACCAGAACGCGGTGCGGGGTATTCGAGTGCCATACCTTACTTCCATAAATGCCGCCGCACTCGCCGCAGACCATTTTCCCGGAAAAGGGATGCAGGCAGCTTGTAAACCGGCCATCCCCCTTGCGGCGCTTCAATTCATACTGCACAAGGTCGAATGTTTCCGGCTCAATAATGGCCGGGTGGCTGTTCTCTACATAATACTGCGGCACCTCGCCCTCATTGATCTTGCTTTTCTTGGTAAGAAAATCCACGGTAAATTTCTTCTGCAGAAGTGCGTCACCCTTGTATTTCTCATTGGTAAGGATACTCTCCACCACTTTACTCCGCCAGATTTTCTTCCCGCCCGGCGTAATGATCCCCTCATCGGTGAGGTATGCAGCAATAGCGGAAGGTGATTTGCCATAGAGGAACAGCCGGTAAATGAGCCTTATAACGGCGGCCTCCTCCTCGACGATCTCCGGCAGATTGTCCTTGCCCTTCCGGTAACCAAGGAACCGCCCGTATGGGATACTTACCTTTCCGTCCGCAAACCGCTTGCGCTGCCCCCATGTCACATTTTCCGAGATAGAACGGCTTTCTTCCTGCGCCAGCGAAGACATAATGGTGATAAGCAGCTCGCCCTTCCCATCAAGGGTTCGGATATTCTCTTTTTCAAAAAAGACCTCAATTCCTTTTTCCTTGAGCTTCCGTACCGTAGTTAAGGTATCCACTGTATTACGGGCAAACCGGCTGATTGATTTTGTGATGATAAGGTCAATCTTCCCAGCCAGCGCGTCCGCTACCATACGGTTAAATCCTTCGCGCTTTTTGGTATTGGTCGCGGAAATCCCTTCGTCCGTATATACGGCTACAAACTCCCAATCATCCTTCGACTGAATGTACCGTGTATAATAATCCACCTGCGCCTCATAGCTGGTAAGCTGTTCCTCAAGGTTTGTGGATACACGGGCATAAGCCGCCACCCGCAGCTTGCGTACCTCGCTATTTACTATATCCATTGAAAGGCGGTCTTTCTTAGCAGGAATGACTGTAACTTTTGCGGCTACTACTGGCATACGTCAGACCTCCCTTCATCCGGCCATTGAAAGTTGTGATTCTTTTCCACGATATGACCGTCCATAAATATAAAAATAAGCAGACCGTTCTCCGGCACCTGAATTTCCTTAACCTTCTTTTTGAATTGCTCCGGGTCAAATTCCCGACGGCCCATGGCCTCTGCCGCCAGCTTTTCAATCAGCGGCTCCGGGATATATTCAATGCTACACTTATCAGCTCCCCTAAGATGTGTCCTGCAGGCCCATGTAGCCCGCAGGCCATGTTTCTTTGTCTCCCATGTGCGCTGCATGAAATGTTTCCCGCATTTTCCACATACGATCCGGCTGGAAAAGGGCCTATGCTTTCTGGTACAATCACGGTCATTCATACCAAGCGCCTCAGCCCGGCGCGCCCGCTCGGCCAGAACCTTCTCATAGGTTTCTCTATCTAAAATCCCCTTATGGCTGCCGGATACAAAATACTGCGGCCATTCTCCGCGGTTCACCTTGTGCACCTTACTGATTGGATCAATACAGCGGGTTTTCTGTAAGAGCAAATCTCCAACAATCTTCTCGTTGCAAAGCAGCCCAATAATGCCGGTGCCGGAGATAGGGGCTCCATGCCTGCCAACGGCCCCGGCCTCTTGAAACATAACTTTCAAATCCTCCTGTGTCGCCCCTGCCAGATACATTTCTGCAGCCTTGCGCAAAAGCGCTGCTTCCTCCGGTACAATTTCCAGCTTTCCTTTCACAAACTTAAAACCAAACATATCTATGGAAGTAGGCTTACCCTGCTGAAATTGCCTTTGAATACGCCACATCTGATTTTCTGATACCGAGCGGGCCTCCTCCTCCGCATACGCAGCAAGGAGGGTAAGTATAAACTCGCCCTCCTCGCCTAATGTATGGATATTCTGTTCCTCAAAGTATACGTCCACGCCGATTACCCGCAGTTCCCTTATGGTCTGCAAGGTTGTAACGGTATTGCGGGCAAACCGGGAAATAGACTTGGTTATAATCAGGTCAATTTTTCCAGCCCGGCAATCCGCCAGCATTTTCTGAAATTCTCCACGGGTATCTTTCGTGCCGGACAGGGCTTCGTCCGCATAAACACCAGCGTAATCCCAGCCGGGCGTCTTCTGAATCAATTTGCTGTAATAGCTCACCTGCGCCGAAAGAGAATGAAGCATAGAGTCTTTCCCATTCGATACCCGCGCATAGGCAGCTACACGTTTCTGCTTTGGTGCCCGCTGTATCGCCGCCATATTTACTCTTTTTATTGTACGTCCCATTAAATACGCCCTCCTTTCTGAACACTGATGTTATAGGAACCCACCCGAAAAAGAAAGGCTTTTCAAAATAAAAAACCACCTAAAACCGGCTTAAATTTTTCTTTTAACCGAGCCTCAATACGCTCCAGATCACCGTCATTTATCACGCCATTCCGGAGCATGGAACGGGCCACTGCAAGGGCCGCCTGGTACTTTTTCTCCCGCTCAAACTGTTCCTTCGTCATGGCCGCCTCCCTTCCCAAACCGCACCGCAATATAACAGGCATGGGAACAATATTTCCTTCCCCTGTTTCCATAACTCCGAAACTCCTTCCCGCAATAAGCGCAGTCCATAAGATAAAACGCTTTTCTATCCACAAGCTCCGGGTGGGCCTTCCACCATGCCCGGCGGCAGGCCTCAGAGCAGAATTTCCTCCCTTTTCGCCCCGGCACTTCCGCAAGGGGCTTACCGCAATGGCGGCAGGCCGTAACCGCCTCCCTGGCCGCCACGCCTGTCAAATGGTTGCGGCGGCAGAAGCTCTTGACCGTATTATCAGAAAGCCCCAGCCGGGCGGCAATCGCACCATATCCAAGACCTTCCATGCGCCAGAACCGGATTTTTTCTTTTTCAGCGTCAGTCATAGTAGTACCGCCTCCTTCGAAAAAAGCGGCCCCGAAGGGCCGCATCCTGAAATTACAACAATCAATCCGGTATCCTCAAAAGCTGCCCGGCATAGATCACATCAGAGGTAAGACCGTTTAAGGATTTAATTTCCGGATAACACTCCCCGTTCCCCAACAGGCGGCTGGCAATGCCCCACAAGGTATCCCCTTCCTGGACCCGGTAAGTAACAGAAGAACCCCTTCCGGCATAGACCTTTCTCCCATTCCCGTCAAATACAAAATATCCGGCATTTTCATCCGCACAGCGTTTCGCATTTTCCAAAACGGCAAAGGCACCTTTCTGACCGGAAGCATCCTCCCAGCTTTTCCGTACCCGGTAAAGGGCCGTACCGCCCTGCCCAGAGGCCACCGGGTATATCTGCGCCCCCGAACCGTCAAAGACCACATAGCCGGGATTTTTATCCACCAGCGCCTTTGCATTCCCCAAAACCGCAAAAGCGCCAAGCTGGGAAGCCGCATCCTTCCAGCTTTTTCTCACCCGGTACAAAGCTGCGGTATCCCCCGCAGTATCCGCCGTCCCCACAATCTTTTTCAAGATCGCCAGTATCTTTGCGCCATACCCGGCACCTGCAGCCCAGCCGACGCCCCTGGGGTTCTCCTGAATCCCAAGCCACTCTACATAAGGAGCCACGCCACGGGCCACATACTGATACCGGGGATCAATGTTCTCATTTGCCAGTGCATCCGTACACGCATACGCTTTCAAATGCTGTATCTGACAGCGGATACCAAGCTGCGGCGTATCAAAGGAAAGCCCCCTCATTCCGTTGCTTATGACACCCATGCCCGCAAAATTGTTCTGACTTAATGTCACCGCAGACTGGGAAAAGCCGAAGTTCCCGGTTTCCAGGCAGGACTGCGCAAAAGCAATATCACCGCGTACACCCTCAGCACTGCCCTCGGAAAGATACAGCGGCAGCATATCCAGCACTGACCGAGCCACGGAAGGATTCACCGCCCTGATATAACTCTCCATCTGTGCCGCCGTTGCCACCGACGTTCCCATGATTTTTGTATATCCATCCGTATCCGGCACAGTTCCAGCGCTATCCATAGCCGCCTTTACCGCCTGCCGGAAGCCGTCCATGGTGTAGCCCATGCCAAGCTGGCTCCATAAATGCTCCGGGTCGCCATGGTTTGACGCAATCCCCCGGCCATGCCCCTCCCTGTGGCTTATGACAACACCGTCTGCCACAGGGTTCAGGCCATACTGCCTGCACAGATATGCAAACAGCTCCACGGCGGCCTCATACGTCCGCTTTGCCACGGCCCGCGCCAAAGCCAGATCAGAGCAGGCAAAAGACGAGCCGCCCGTATACTTGATACAGGAAGGCTCGCACATTTCCACACCGATATGCGTATTGTTTCCCGCGCCGCCGCAATGCCACCCCCTATGGTTCCACGGGAGCGTCTGGTAAACAGTCCCGTCCCCTCCGTCAATAAAGCCATGGACGCAGGCAGCGGTATAGCTTTTTCTATTCCAGTTTTTGATAAAGACGGCTGCCCTCGGCTGCGGGCAGCCCACAGAATGGAGCATCAGCCCCTTTACGGTGATTTTCTTCCCCGCCGTATAGCAGGGATTTTTTGTTAAAATGCTTTCAACCAGCCTCATCGCGCATCCCCTTCCCCATCGGAACCGGCACGGTCATGGAGCTGCGCCAGCACCTCCTTTAATTTTTCAGGCACAGGCAGCCCGATATGGGCGGCATTTTCCAGCAGGCTCACGCCTTCGTTGGAAATGTAGAAAAAGATTACCGCCGTCCGCAGGGCATCCCCGGAACCAATGATCTGCGCATCCACTACATGGCCGATCCCCACCATGACAAAAATCAGCACCTTGCGGCAGATCCCCTTAAAGCCCACGTCACTGGACAAGCTCTTATCCGCAATGGCGCACATGACCCCGGTAAGGTAATCGATCACCACAAAGGCAATCAACGCATAGAAAAAGCCGTCCAGCTCCCCGAAGAACCAGCCCAGCCCGCCGCCAACAGCAGCAAAAACAACCTGCGTCACATTCCAAAACTGCTTCATAATAAATCCTCGCTTTCTTTATTTTTTTGTATGAAAAAAGCGGCCCCTCCATGGAAACCGCTGATTCCTACCATTCTTTTTTCTGTACTTCTTTGCCAGAATGCCTCCCCCTTATCCGCCTGTTCTTTGTCTGCTTTTTCCATCCTTTCAGGCTTGATGAACCACCCGGCTTCCGCTAAGCTGACTCCACATCAAAAAAGAAGGAGGCAATACCCTATGAAATCAAAAAACATCAAAGTAGCCTACACCACCAGATACCCGCAAAGCGGGATCACCACTGTACCGAAAATCCAGATAGAAGGCAGATGGCTTGAATCACTCGGCTTCTCCATCGGCTCCACCGTCATGGTAGAATACGAACAGGGCTCCATCCGTATCCGCCCCCTTACAGAGGAGGAGCTTGCCGCAAAGAAGCAGCAGGAGCTGCAGGCCGACCTTGCACACCGGCGGGCGGAGATCGCAGCCATGGAAAAAAGCCTTGCCGCTGCATACGAAGGCCTTCCCAAAGTAGCAGAATCCGCCACTCCCTATGCCACAGCCCAAAACAAACCGTCCAAGGCATCCCACAGGAAAAAGTAACCGTCACCCCGGATTTCCCGGAACCCTCCACCCGAAATACGGCAGGGGAAGAAAAAGCCCCTGCCACATTTATCATTCTTCCGTCAGCGTATAGGTGATCTTCATGGTTTTATCCACCGTTTTCACCACCGCTGACGAAAGGTTATTTATAGAAGCCAGATATGGCGTAAGCAGGTATGCTGTGCGGTATTCATTTCCATAGCTTCCGCCCCAGCCCACAAGGAAATGCTTATACTGGAACAATGGCGTCGCCGCGTCATTCAGCCTTGCGCTACCCTGTGTATGGATCACCGTGTCATCCGCCGTGATCTGGAAATCCCCCGCCACAATCAAATCCCCGATCAATGTCATATAGACCTCGCAGGAACCGCTCTCACAGAGCGGCTTCCATTTAGATGTAAACCCGAAATCAATCAGTGTAACATCTGCCGAATTGCCGAGGTTAATTTTATAGATGCCTTTTTTATTATAGGCAGGTACATACAGATACCCATTCCTCACGCAGCATTTGACATTCCGCTCCGGATAGCTGGCATTCCCATCCCGGTTGCCCACATCCATCAGCTTTGCATTGGAAAGCGTCCATTGCCCCTCCGTAAAGGAATAATCCGCCTTTGAAATTTTCACCCAGACCATTGTCGCGTTTCCGGAGGAATTACCCTCATTAGAGAAACCGTACCAGAACCCGTCCTTCCCATCCATAAACTCCCCATACAAGGTATAACTTCCAAGAAAGCGGAAGGTTTCTGTTGTAATCGTATGGTTTTCCAGAACCGTATAAGTGGAATCATCCAGCTTTTCATTCAGGCCGATATTAAAAATAGGAATCCGGATTTTCCGTATGCTCACGCTGGAATCCGCCGATGTAATGGAATACAGGAGGTTATTCTCAAAATCCACCTCTACCGTTTCAAACAGTACCATCTTTTTTGCATCTGCAAGGCTCCCGATATTTGCCGCCTTTAACTGCAGGAAAGTACTGGCATCCCCCACAAGGCTCCCATACCCATTCTGCCCGCCCATGGCGCTGGTAAGGGCAACCGCCGCAATGGTTCCATTCCCCTGGCTCGGCGTAAATTCCCATACAAACTTATAACCGTTATCCAACGCCTTGCTCTCCGTAAGGTTCAGGCTTCCCCGCGCCATATTTGCTGTAGAATTGACATTATTGGAGGCATACGCCACCGGCAGGTTATCCGACTGCACATAGATATTTTCCGCATTTTCCTCCAAAACCTTAGAAAACAGCAGGATTCCGCCCACCATGTTCGGGCAGATCGGCAGCAGGTTCCCATTCCACAGGACAGAAGCATCGTACTCCTCCGTAGCCGCGTAAAATATCCCCATAGGATTCAGCCCGAGGATATTGTTGACCGCATTGGTAACCATATTTTCCTCAGTAATGACCTCCACCTCAGATGTATTCACATCCGTAAGCTCCATTACCATTGTCCCTTTCAGCTTCATTCCAAATAACCTCCTATTCCATCGAAACCGGGCGGCAGAAAGCGCCGATGGCCGTCCTGCCCGCCATCCGGTCTGTATAGCTTCGCAATACCAGCTCCATGGTTTCTATTTTGATGCCTCCGGCAAAACTCCGCACAGCAAGGCCGCCGCCAACTGCAAACTTCGCAACCGTTTCTTCTATATTAATCTTACCGTCCCATGCCGCAGCCGCCGCCATGGCCTGCCCGCTGATCGCCGCAATGCAGCCCCCGATTTCTACCGCACCCATCCCGCCCGCCATCCGCAGATAGACATTGAACGTATTCGTTATGTTCGGGATCACCGCCTCGATGGGATAATACAGGGAAAGGATATGCCTGCCGCTATGCCATGTCTCCTCTGGATGATGGATCAGGATTTCTTCGTCATTCAATTCAAAGGTCACATAAGCCACAGCCTTCCCGTCCTCCATCCATGCTACCGGCAGCACTACATCCACCGATACCTCGGAAGAACCGGAGCCATCCCCTGTGCCGGTATCCGCTTCCCCCGAACCGCCGCCCTCCGCACCTGCGGCAGGGAAAGGAATTACTACCGTCCCCTTTGCATCCGCCGTGCGCTCCTTTTGCTCAGCCACCACATCCACAATAATCTGCCCGAAAAACTGCGCATGGTTTTCTTCCTTCGAGGCAAACTCAATACTGATGATCCGCACATTGCTTTCCCCGATACTGTAAGCAGAAGCATTGGTAAACGTATGGATACCGATTTTCCCCGCTTCAATCTGGTTCAGCAGGCCGGAAATATTTTTATCATTTTTTGACTTTGCCCTCGCCAGCCTCGGATTTTTGCCTACACATTTCAGGCTCTGCCGCCCGCCTATCTTACACTGAAAAGAAGTAATACAGGTATTCTGGCCCGCATCCGCCTGCCCACCGGAGAATTTCAATACATCCCCAAGGTCAAGGGCCGGGTTCCCTATGGTATCCGAATCAAACGGCACATAATTGACCGCCGCCAAATCGTTCAGGATATTCCGGCAAAGCTGCTCCCTCGTTTCATCAAGGCCAAACTGTAGCAGGGGATTTACACCCAGGTTCATGGTAAGCCCATCGTCCTCCTCCATGGCATAATACTCCGCTGTCTGCGTCCTCAGGTTCGTGGAGCTCACTGCCGTATACCGGGTGATAAAATCGGAAAAGCTACTGGAATACCGGTGCCTCTGCCCGATCTCCATAACCGGCTCCGTACCATATTTGCGCAGTTCCAGCCGCCCCTCACGGTTAATCACAAAGAAGCCGCCCAGCACCTGCGCCACAAAATACAGCACATCCCGGTATGTCTCAATATCATTCTCCACATAAATGGAAAGCAGTTCTTTACCGTTCGGCATTGCCTCAATCTCTGCCCGCGTCTGCGCAAGCTCCACATTACAGGCCTTCGCACACAATTCCAGAAACCCATACGCCGTCCCCACTGTCTCAAAACCATTAAAATCCCGTTCAAACCGCAGCATATAATCATAGGCTTTTAATTCCAGCAGGTGCGCCGTCCTATTTGCTTCGCTGACCTCAAAAATCCCCATGGGGACGCTTTCATAGGAACCGTCTGCCAGCCTTAAATGGTAAAGCATTTCTATTTTCGCATCCTCCAGCGTATACCGGTCAATCTGCGAAAACAGGGAAATCCCCAGCTCTGCCGCATACACTGTACCCAGCTCAATCTCCGAGCTTCCGCAGCACTGGCCGGAAATATAGCCGCTGCCCTTTACAATATCCGCCTGCGTAAATTCATAGACAACGCCTGCGGCAGTAGTAATCTTCCCCGTCCAGTAATAACGCCGGGTATTCCCCTGCACCGCCTGCAGGAACGCCTCGCTCACCGGATACATGAAAACACCCCCTCTAAAATTCTTTCAAGGTAAATGATACTTTCCACAGCCCCTTGCCGGAGGTATCCTTTACAAGCACCGACTTAAAACCTTCCATATACATTTCTGTATTTTTTACCGCCAGCGTACTCGTATCAAAATACCCCACGCTGATTTTTTCCTGCTGCTTAAAGCCCGTAAGCCGGGAAAGCCACCGGGCGGATACAGAAAAAGAAACGGAAATACTCACCACACCAAGGCGCACCACATCCCGCTGCTTCGTACCGGCCTCCGTCTCCCCGCCGGAATCTGCCTCTACATCCGCCATCTGTACCTCATAGGCATCCGGCAGGGGGAGCGCCATGCCATTAAAAACCAAATACTGAACATACGCCATTTCTATCTCCCTCCCGACCGCAAATTCTGCCGCGCCTGCGCACTGACAACCACCTCATCTAACAGCGTACCGCCGATATACACCGGAATCACAATGTCCCCCGGCTGGCCACTCATGCCGCCAACCGCTTCCGTAACAGCCGCCGTAAGGCTGGAAACAAGTTCTGCCATAGACATTCCACCGCCATAGCCGCCTCCGGCTGTATCATATCCCACGGCCCCCATTTTAGGGCTCAGCACCATATCCTCCGCCACGCTTTCCATGGCCTTCTTCACCATACCCCGGCCCTTTTCAATCCCACGGGCAAGGCCGCCCATGAAGTCCGGCATCCAGCTTTCATAATCGGTAAGCGGCCCCTCATCCGGCACGGAGAAATGCAGGAATGAACGTATCTTATTCGCCACATCCGATACCGCGCTCACCACATTTCCAACAGCACTGCGGATACCGTTTGCAATCCCATTGATGAAATCCTTCCCCCATTGCAGGGCTTTCCCCGGCAGGGACGTAATGAAGCTGATCGCCGACTGGAAACCGCCCGAAACCACGCTTCCGAGGGAAGACAATGCAGAACGGATACCGGCGACCATATTTTGAAATGCTGAAACTGCCGCCTGTTTCAGATTCCCGGCAATGGAGACCACCAGATTTTTCAGCCCATTCCAGGCAGACGAAGCCGTATTTTTCGCGGAAGACCAGATATTCCCCATGGTATTTTTAAGCCCGGTAAGCAAAAGCACCACATGATTCACAAGTCCCTGCGCCAGGGAACCTACCGTCTGCTTAATTCCCGACCAAATAGAAGCCGCCGCATTCTGGATATTCGTCCAGATATTCAGCGCATCCTCTTTCAGCTTCGTAAAATTCCCCGTTACCAGATCGATCAGCAACAGAACCGGGCCGAGAATCACATTTTTAATTAACTCCCAAGCCCCCGAAGCCGCCATCTGGATACCCTGCCATATACCCCGCAGAGTAGCCGAAAGGTTCTCCCATAAAGACCGGATCAGCGTAACGATACCGGAAAGCACCGGATTATTCATCATGCCCGTCCAGATATTCCCGAAAAAGTCACCAACCGACTTCCACAGGCCAGACCACCATGCCGGAACCTGCCCGAAAAAACTCACCAGAGAGTTCCACGCATTTGGTATTGTTTCCGTAAAAAAGGAGCAGATAACCTCCCATGCAGCGACAAAAAAATCCTTAACCGCAGACCAGACCGCATTGACCGCATCCCGGAACCATTCACATTTCTGGTAGAGCAGTACAATAGCTGCAACAGCCGCCGCTACTGCCGCCACGATCAAAATAATCGGATTGGCTGCCAATACGGCACCCAATGCAGAAAAAGCAGTCTTTACCATGCCAAGGCCGGACACCAGCTTCGGCACAAAGGCCATAATGCTTCCAACCGCCGACACCACCTTGCCTATCACAATCAGCACCGGCCCGACAGCCGCCGCTAAGAGGGCAACCGTTACAATTACCTTTTTTGTCCCTTCCCCCATTCCATTGAGCCAGTCTACAAACTGCTGTATCCAGCCCACGATCATGCGGATCGCAGGCATTAAAAGCTCACCGAAGGAAATCGCCAGCTCCTCCAACTGGCTTTTCAAAATAGTAAGCTGCCCCGCAAGGTTATCCTGCATGGTTTCCGCCATTTTTTCTGCTGTACCGTCACAGCCTGCAATCGCGCCGCTCAGCTTTTCAATATCCGCAGGGGCCGCGTTCATCAATGCAAGGAAGCCGCTCATGGCATTTTTACCAACCAGCGTTTCCGCTGCCGCCGCCTTCTCCGACTCGGAAAGCCCCGCAAAGGCCGTCCGGCAGTCTGCCAGAATATCCGAAAGGTCGCGCATGGAGCCGTCCGCATTGGCAGTAGCCACTGTCACCTCGCCGATATTCGAGCCACAGATTTTCACCTCGCCCGAAAGGCTGTTCATAATCGTGCGCAGGGACGTACCCGCCTGAGTAGACTTAATACCGGCGTTTGCCATCAGGCCAATAGCCTCCGCAGTATCCTCCGCCGAGAACCCCAGCGCTCCGGCAATGGGCGCACAGTATTTGAACGTCTCACCCATCATGGAGACATTCGTATTGGCATTGGAAGAAGCTGCCGCCAGAATATCTGCAAAATGGCCGGAATCCTTTGCCGACAATCCGAAAGCGGTAAGCGCATCCGTCACAATATCCGAGGTAGTAGCCAGATCCTCACCGGAAGCTGCAGCGAGGTTCATAATGCCCTCAATACCGGAAAGCATATCCTCCGTTTTCCATCCGGCCATCGCCATATAATTCATAGCCTCGGCGGCCTCCGAAGCAGAAAACTTTGTTTTCGCTCCCATCTCACGGGCCTTCTCCCGGAGTCTGTCTAAATCATCCCCCGTCGCCCCGGATACCGCCGCCACCTGGCTCATGGCGGAATCAAAATCAGCCGCTGTCTTTACCGCCGCCGTACCAAGCCCGGCAACCGCCCCCGTAACCGGCAGGAATTTCTGCCCCACGGAGGAAATATTATCCCCCACCGTTTTCAGCTTCTCGCCCGTAGCAGCTATTTTTTGTACCGCCGTAGCTGACTGGTTCGCCTGCTGCTCCAAACTTTTCAGGGCATTTTCCGTCTCAATGATCTCCCGCTGGAGAGCGTCGTACTGTTCCTGGGAAATCTCCCCATTCGCAAGGGCCGTATTTGCCTGCTCCGCTGCCATTTTTAAGGTTTCCAGCTTTTCCTTCGTTTCCCTTACCGCGTCCCCAAGAAGCCGGTGCTTTTGCGCGAGCAGCTCCGTATTGCCCGGATCGAGCTTCAACAGCTTTTCCACGTCCCGGAGCTGGGACTGGGTATTGCGGATTTCCGTATTGACGCCCTTCAAAGCAGTCTGCAATTTTGTGGTATCGCCACCGATTTCCACAGTAATTCCCTTGATCCTGTTTGCTGCCACTCAAAGCACCTCCCTCCTAAAATGGCATGAAAAAAGCCCGGATTTCTCCGAGCCGCAAAGATAAACTGGTAATTTATAGAATTTTTATTCTCCTGTAATACAATAGCTTGCCTTCCGCATACAATAGTGATATAATAAATACACAGCGAACACGAAAGGAGATGTTTCTATGGCACTGGCTACTTTAACCGCAAGAGTAGACGAAAAAGACAAGGCCAGCTTTGATACGTTCTGCTCCAATGTCGGCCTGAATACTTCTACCGCGATCAACCTCTTTGTGAAAGCAGTTTTACGCGAGAACCGCATCCCATTTGAAATCACACAGGCTCCTGATCCGTTTTTCTCCGAAGCCAACATGGCTTATGTCAGGAAATCCGTACAGGAATTGAAAGCAGGGAAGGGCACCGCACATGAGCTGATCGAGGTGGCGGATGAGTGAAAAAATATGGTCTGACGATGCCTGGGAGGATTACCTCTACTGGCAGACACAGGATAAAAAAACATTAAAGCGTATCAACCAGCTCATTAAGGATATAGAGCGCAATGGCTGTATGGAGGGTATCGGGAAACCCGAACCCCTCACGGGCGATCTGCAGGGCGAATACAGCCGCCGTATCAATGAAAAAGACCGCCTCGTATACCATATGGAAGACGGGCGGATTTACATTGCACACTGCAGAGGCCACTATGGAGATAAATAAGCCCGTATAGTCCCCGCCTGAAACAGACGGGGATTTTCCACTCCTTAAAATGTGCCGGAAAACAGGCTAAAATAAATCGAAATCGCTCTGCGTTGCCAGCGTCGCATACTTACACTCATCATTCCTGCTCTCCGCGTACATATCATTTACCAGCCCAATCGTAAGCAAATCAAGGTCACGGATAGAAAGCCCAAGCTGTACGCACCGCAGCAGGAATAACGGGGTTGTCATCTGGCGGTCAGTTGGGCGAAGTTTTTTTTAGACTGCACATCCGTCTGCACGTTCAGCCCCCATAACTCGATCAGCTTCGGTAGCACCTGATAAATGGAGAAGGTATTAAATTCATCCAGCCACTCCTCCGGCGTATCCGGGATAGACGGATCAGCATGTTTCGCCATAACGTAAGCAATATTCTCAAACATTTCCAAAGAAAACAGGTCAAGGTTCGAGCTGTTTTCATCCCCATTCCCGATAGCCTTCTCCAACGCGCTCAAATCCTTATAAATATCCCGATGGAATTTCATACGGTAAATCCGGGGAATGGCGGCGGAGGCGCGAAACGCCACAGGCCGCCCGTCAATCTCAATATTCTGCTTCATGCTCATACCGTTTCTCCCCCTTCCGTAGAGCCGCCCGTACCACCTGCAGGCAGGTATACCGCATCATACCATCCTGTATAGGTGGCTGCCGTAGTATCATCCCCCGTCCTTGCCTTCACATATCCGCTCGCCAGCGGGGAAGCCTTAATGGCCAGCGTTTCCGTCTGTACCTCAATCTCCTCCTCATTGGTCTTGGATTCAATGTTCGGCCTTGCTGCCGAACAATGATACAGGACATGGCGGATTTTGCGAATATCACCGTCAAACTCAAAGAGCAGCGCAAAATTCGCTGTTTCCACATTCGCATTTTCCACCAGCACCTTATTTTCATCCAGCGATTCCTTCAATACATCCGTCCGGAAGCTCTCCGGCACCATCGCCAGCTCCAGATCACCCTCATACCCCATGTTATTGGAAATCGTATAATACGCATAGCCGTCTGCATAGAAATTAGACGGCTCCCCGTTCGGTTCCAGGGAAAGGGAAACCGCGCCCGGCATTGCCACCGGTTTCGCAAAGGTCACATTCCCCGTATCGTCCGCCGTAATCAGTGCATAATGCACGTTACAGATATTAAATTTAACTTTATTTTTCTTGGACATTGTTTTCTCCTTCCAGTTCAAAAGAATAAAGGACTTCGTACAGCCGTTCGCTTTCGATCCATGTCTCCGTCTTCCCGTAAAAAATCCCACAGGCGTCCAGAAGGCCATCCAACCGACTCTCCAAGCCCAAATCCTTATAATCCGTATACAGCTCCAGCCGCACCCCGCTGATCTTGAAATACACCCGCCCATCAGCAGCAAAATGGTTGCTGCCTGGCAGCAGGTAGCAGATAAACGGAGGCTCCGGCGCTTCCCCTTCTGCAAAATGGTCATATGCGAAAGGAATACCAAACTCCTTTAGAATTGCCAGCAATCTATCCATTCCCAAGGCTCCTCTCAATTTCTTCCTCAAGCTGGCGGATACCCCTTTCTTCAGCCGGTGCAATATGCGCCCTGCCGGACACCCGCCCGCCGCCGCGCTTTGCATGGCCAAATTCCAGCAGATGCGCCAGCCAGTAACGGTTCCTGGAATATACCGTCACCTCTAAAGAATTGGACGTTTCCCTCACGGTCTTTACCGCCCAGCTCTTGGCATAGGCACCTGTTCTTTTTGGGGCATTTTGAGAAATTTCTTTCCGCACAGTAGTTCCCGCATTTTTTACCCCTTTTTTCAAATCCTCCGTAGCAAGATCAGCGTATTCCTCCAACGCTTCCATGATGGCATCTGCCATCCCCCCGACGCTCACCCGTTCCGCCATACCTACCGCCTCACTTTCCGGCATTTGAATTTCAGGGCATTCTTCCTAAACCGCAGATGGTCGATAGAAAGAATATTATACAATTCCCCCTGAAAGAGAATCCGGTATCCCGTCACATCCACCGCCCATACAGCCCTGCAATAGCGGACAGTAAAAGCAATGTCCGCATGATCCACCGTAAGGCCTGCCGCCTCCTCTTCCGTACCGCCCTCATTGCTCACCGTAGCATGGCAGCCGTAATAGTCCGCCCATTCATTCCTGTGGTTTCCGACTGCATCCGCAACAGCCACACATTTTTGAAACATAATTTTAACATTCAACGCTGCTATATCCATCAGAAGCCCTCCCGCCGGATGCCAAAAAGCAATGCCCTAAGAGTAAGCAGCAATTCCCTATGGTCGGCCTCCTCCCGGTGCTCATACAGGTAAGCCACCGTATACAGGACAGCGGCCTTTGCATTATCGGCATCCCCGGAAAAGTCCGCTTCCTCTGAAATCCTCGCCACATCCATACAGATATTCTGGGCTGCCGCAAGCAGGCTAAGAAGAAGCGAATCCTCATCCCCCGAATCCACCCGCAGATATTCCTTTGCCTCATCCAACGTTACAATCATCACATACCCTCATTTCCATATGGGCGGCCAGCCATACACAGGCCGCCCATGACAATCATGAAGCACCTAAGATCAGGCGGCCTTCTGCTGCAGCACCTTTACCGCCTCTGGCAGAATCAGCCTGCCGTCCACGCGCTGGGTAGCAAGGAAGCCCACCTGCCCGGTCGGGGCAAACAGCTCGCCAAGGCGTCGGAAAGAGCGGCCCTGCCTGTCGGCCACCCAATAATAGGAAAGGTCGCCGAACAAAACGGATTTCGCACCGGCTTCCAGCGCAGGCATGAAAGCGGAAGTATAGACCGGGCGGCCCATCAAGGTATCCGGGGTTGCCGCAGTAAGGGAAGGCTGCCACAAATACTGGCCGTTGCTGTCCTTGAGCTTGCGCAAAGCCTTCACCGAAGCGTCGTTCATCAGAAATACCGCGTTTTTCCTATAAGGCGCTTTCAGGGAATAGAACAGGTCAAAGATTTCATCCGCCGTAAATGCCGCCGCACCCGCAGCGGTAACGCCAACCTCCGCACCGCCCGTTGCCGCCAGTACGCCCAGCGGCTTTCCGGTGCCGTCGCCGGTGAAAAAGGCTTCCTCCTCCTTATTGCCGATCCGGCGGGCAAATTCGCGGGAAATGTAGGCTTCGAGGTCAAATACGCTGTCATTAATCAGCTCCTCGGAAACCTTAATCATGGTTCCCAGCTTATAAGCCCCAATGGATACCTGCGAAAAGCTGTCATCACTCTCCGGGATTGCGCCCTCCTCGTCTACCCAGGAAGCCGTCCCCTTGGAAGCCACCACCGGGATCTTCCGGTCGCCGGAGCTGGTCTGGATCACATGGGCCAGAGTACGGAAAATGTTCTGCTCCTCCAGAGCCTCCACCAGAGTACGCTCAAATTCATCCGGCACCAGATACCCGCCCTCGGAATCTGTACCCACCTGCAGGGCGTTCAAAACCTCATGGCCCGGCATTTTGCTCCTCATGGCATTCCAGAAGGATTTCCGGTATTCCGAAGAAGCGCGGCCTGCTTTTTCCTCCCCGGCGGCAGCGGCAGGCTTGCCGGTGATCGGCGTATTGACCGGCTTATTAAGCTCCGCGTCCAATGCCTGCTGGCGTTCCAGACGGTCAATCTCCTTACCAAGATTTACCACGTCGGCCTCCATTCTTTCATAGGCCGCCACATCCTCAGCGGACAAAAGGCCGTCCGCCCCGCGCTTGGAATCCAGAAAAGACTTCGCGGCCTCCCAAGCCTTTGCCCTTTTCTCCCTCAGTTCCAAAATCTTGTTCATAATAAAATCCTCCTTAAAATTTCAATAAATTAAGCCGCTGATACAGCGGCCCGGCAGGTTGTTTCTGTTCCGTTTTCTTATGCGGCAGTTTGTTCAGCAGGCTGTTCGTCACCGCTCGGCGCGAGAATGCGAAGCTCGCCGGTTCGGGCGGGGTATCTTCCTGTGCGGCGAACAGCAGGCCATCGGCAAAGCCGAGTTCCACTGCTTTGTGGGCGGACAGCCATGTTTCCGCATCCATGAGGTGTGAGAGCCGCGCCCTCGACAGCCCCGTTTTGATTTCATAGGCATTGATAATCGACTCCTTTACTTCGTCCAGCAGGGCAATGGCTTTCTTCATTTCTTCCGAATCGCCGATTGCCACAGTCAGCGGGTTATGCACCATCATTAAAGCCGTAGGTGCCATGAGGATGGTGGTTCCGGCCATTGCCACCACACTGGCTGCGCTGGCGGCAATGCCGTCAATCTTTACCGTCACCGCGCCCCTGTAATCCATGAGCATACTGTAAATCTGAGAGGCCGCGATGCAGTCGCCGCCCGGCGAATTGATCCAGACAGTAATGTCACCTTCCCCGGCCATCAGCTCGGCCTTAAAAGCGGCAGGCGTCACATCATCGTCAAACCAGCTTTCCTCGGCAATGGTGCCGTTCAAATAAAGAGTGCGGCCCCCGTCAGAGTTCCGCACCCAGTTCCAGAATTTATTCACTTCTTTCCCTCCGTTTCCGCGCCATTTCCCTGCGCTGTTTTCGCAAAAAGCCCGGCATCCGCCAGCCTCGTCATGGCCCCATTCACCAGATACAGATCACCGCCAAGCTCCTCCGGGATACGGTCAAGGTTTTCCAGCTCCCTTATATCGTTGGCACTCATCCAGCCATTCTGCCGGGCAACCGCATACCCATTCATGCGGCTTTCATAGTCACCGCGCAGAAGCCCCTCCACATTGAAGCGGATAAAATACTCCTGCTTCTCGCTATCTAAAAACAAGCGCCGCGCCATGCTCTGCTCCCAGCGCACCAGCCACGGCTCCAAAGTATATTTGACAAATTCCAGCGACTGCTGCTCAATGTTGGAAAAGCTGGATTTCTCCAAATCGCCAACCATGTGGGGCGGCACCCGGAAAATCCGGGCAATTTCATTGATCTGGAATTTCCTCGTTTCCAGAAATTGCGCCTGCTCCGGGGAAATACCGATAGGCTGGTATTTGAGGCCCTCCTCCAAGACCGCGATCTGGTGGGAATTTGCGCTGCCACGGAACAGCTTATTCCAGCTCTCCCGCACCTTATCCGGGTTTTTGAGTACGCCGGGATGTTCCAGCACACCGCCCGGAGCCGCATCATTTGCGAAAAATTTCGCCCCATATTCCTCCGTGGCAATCGCCAGCCCCACGGCATTTTTCGCCATGGCAAGCGGCGAATAGCCCACGATCCCGTCATAGCCAAGGCCGGGGATATGGAGCACCTGCTCCGGCGGCAGATATATCTGCCCGTTTTCGTTATCCACCGGGGAATCATCCGATCCGCGTGTATAAAGATAATAAAGCTGGCCTTTACTATCCCGGTCAACGGTCATTTGGGAAGGCATGAGCGGATACAGGCCAATCACCTCGCCCCTGCCGTTTCGGATAATCTGCGCGTAAGCATTGCCGTATAAGAGCAGGTGCCCCATCAGCGTTTCCCGAAAATTGAATGAGGTCATTTCCGGGTTGGGTTCATCATGGAGCAGGTGGTACAGCGGATGGTCAAGTGCCTTTTCCTTGCTTCCCTTCTCCGTATAGCGGTATACATGGAGGGGAAGCCCCGCCACCGCCTCGGATAAAACACGGACACAGGAATACACCGCCGTCATCTGCATAGCCGTCCGCTCGTTCACCGGCTTACCGCTGGTAGAGCTTCCAAAGAAAAAAGAAAAGCGGCTGCCTCCCAGCGCGTCCCTCGCCCGGCGCAGCTCCTCCGGCTTATCCCGCGCAAAGAACATACGGGTAAAAATATTCATAGCAGCAAAAGCCCCCTTTCGTCATAAATGGAAGCGCCGGTCATGCCGCCGCCCCGGACAGCCCGGTCAAGAGCCATGATCGTCGCCACCGCGCCGTCAATCTTCTCCGTGGATTTCTCCTTATCCGGTTTTAGATTGCCCGCCGGATCAGTGCGCACATGAATGTTATCCATCATCCACCGCAACACCGGGTGGCCTCCATGGGCGATCTGTTCATCCAGCGTCAGGCGCATAAGCTCCTTTGTGGGCGGCGACATATCCTTAAAGCCCTGTCCGAAGGGAACCACCGTAAAGCCGAGTCCCTCCAGGTTCTGCACCATCTGCGCCGCGCCCCAGCGGTCAAAGGCAATTTCCAGAATGTTGTACTTCGTGCCAAGCTCCTCAATGAAGGATTCAATGAAGCCATAATGTACCACATTCCCCTCGGTGGTTTTCAGATACCCCTGCTTTTCCCACACGTCATAGGGGACGTGATCCCGGCGCACCCGCAGCTCCATATTGTCCTCCGGTATCCAGAAAAACGGCAAAATGATATATTTGCCGTCCGAATCTTCCGGTGGGAATACCAGCACAAAGGCCGTTATGTCCGTTGTGGAGGAAAGGTCGAGGCCGCCATAACACCTCCGGCCCCGCAGGGCTTCCGGGTTTACGGCAAAGGCACATTTATCCCACTTCTCCATAGGCATCCACCGGACAGCCTGCTTTACCCACTGGCAGAGGCGGAGCTGACGGAACAGGTTTTCCTCGGCAGGATTCTGCCTTGCGCTCTCGCAGGCCGCTTCCAGCTTCTCCACATCCACCGTAATGCCGAGGGACGGGTTGGCCTTTGCCCACACTTCATGGGAAGTCCAGTCATCCGCCTCGTCCGCACCATAGATCACCGGATAAAAAGTCGGATCAATCTTCCGTCCGTCCAGAATATCCCGCGCTTTCTGGTGTACCTCATAGCAGATCGAGTTGGTATCATTGCCCGCCGTAGTAATCAGAAAGTATAAGGGCTGCTTTCTGGCGTCGCCGGAGCCATGGGTCATAACATCATAAAGCTGGCGGTTGGGCTGCGCATGAAGCTCGTCGAACACAACCGCATGGACGTTCAGACCATGCTTGGTATAGGCTTCTGCGGATAACACCTGATAGAAGCTCCCCAGCGGCTTATAGATCAGCCGCTTTTGGGACAGCACCGGCTTAATGCGGGATTTTAACGCCGGGCATTGCTCCACCATGCCGCAGGCCACGTCAAAGACAATCGACGCCTGCTGCCGGTCAGAAGCACACCCGTAGACCTCGCCGCCGTATTCCATGTCCCCGCAGGTAAGGAGCAGCGCCACTGCAGCGGCCAGCTCCGATTTTCCCTGCTTCTTGGCAATCTCCACATAAGCGGTATTAAACTGGCGGTATCCGCTTGGCTTCACAATGCCGAACAGGTCGCGGATGATCTGCTCCTGCCAGTCGATCAGCTCAAAATTCTGCCCGTACCACTCACCCTTGGTATGTTTCAGACAGCCGATAAAAGCAACGGCCAGTTCCGCCAGCTCCTCGTTATAATGGGAGCCGTCGGCCATGAAACGGGTGGGCCGGTAGGTCTTTAATTTTCGCAACGGCAAACGCCTCCTTCCTGCAAAATGCCATCAAAAAAGGAACCTCCCGGAAAGGAAGTCCCTTAAAGATAATTTTTAAGTTTTACTAATATTTAATAACAATGATGGGCTATATACGCAATTTCCCCAATTGCATCCCGCAGGCCGCTTTTGATATTCTGCTCTGCGCCAACCTGCGGATTGGGCCTGCCCTCCACTACCATGTAGCACTCAATGATATCCCCATCCGGCCTGCGGGCGTGAAGCCATTCCATATCCGGCATAGAAGAATCCAGATCAATGATGAAGCAGTTTTCCTTTTCCTCCAAATAGTCCAGATACCCCCAGCGGATACAAATACGGCTCTTGCTGATACTTTTCACAGACCAGCGCCAATTTGTGTCCTTCTCATTTTCCTTTGCTATCAGCCCGCAGATATAGTCCTTATAATTTTGTAAGTCGATCATGGGTAATTCCTCCTTGTTTTTGGTGTGACACAGATTACTCTGGAACGCCCCATAAGACAAGGCTCACCGACGAAAAAAGCCCGTTTTCGAGCTTTTTTCTATCCCAATATCAGTTCATTTTCGCCTTAGGGAAACGGGCCAGAAGCCGTTCCCATATACCGCCGGTGCCACGGGCCGCCTCCTCCATTACCGCGCCAAAGGGAAACCGATAAAGCGCCATCCCGCCGCCTGTATCCTCGTTTACCCATATCTGGTCTGCCTGTATATCCAGTATAAAATAGCAGGCGAAACCGGCGGCCCTGTGATCTGCTATGTCATACCATGCTGTCTCGGATATTTCCTCTGCCTGCGGTATCCGCTCTCGCATCGGGAGAGGAACCCCGGCTGCACTGGCGCAGGTTTCATAAAGGAAGCGGGCGAAATCCACAAGCCCCGTAACCTCCGGGCTTACAAAATACCGGGATTTTCCATCGCCTTTCAATTCAAAAGCACACCCTTTATTCTCCATTTTCCGTCACCTCCACAAAATAAAAATGCTCCAAGGCCCCGCCGTCAAAGCCATGCGCCAGAAGGCAGGCCTCCGCCTCCGGCTGGTTTGGGAATATACGAGGCTTTTCTTTATCATCCAGAAGATATTCCAGCTCCTCATTTACGGTGATACCGTCCACCGGGCGGGCCACCATGACCGGCGGCAGGTACAGGCCATCCTGCTCCTCTGCCTCAAAGCTATACAGATCCTCGTCACAATGGAAGCATTGATAGCTGTACTCCGGGTTATCCGATTCATACACCGGATGCCCACAGCGGCGGCAGACCATATCCGTATTTTCATACCAGCAGCCCTCATGGAAAATCCCGCTCATTCCAAATCACCGCCTTCCAAAATGTGGATTTTGTCCTCGCCATAAACTACACCAAGGCCAGAGCCGCAATCCCAGCTCACAAAGACCGTCCCCGTATCATCCACGGATTCCACGGTTCCCCGGTCACCGGGCTTTAACCTACTGTAAGGGTCATTCATAGAAACCAGTTCCACCCGCGTCCCCACCGGGTAGCGGGCGCGTACCGCCTCTACAATCTCTTTTCTTGGAAATACCATCAACTATACCTCCTTTGCCCTGCGGCCACGCTTTCCAGAATGGATACCGCGCTGTCAACACCTTCCCATGCGTTCTTCGTGAGAGTCTCCCGGCCAATCCTGCCGCTAAAAATCCCAAAGCGGATACGTCCGGCCTGCTTCTTAGCCTTTTTCATACAATGCCGGTACAGCTCCTGTGGGCTTGGGCTTTCAGGGAGCGCAGGCATTTTCACCGCCTGCTGCCCGCAAATCCGGCAGAGGATAATGTCAAGCCATTCGTTGATATAATCCACGTCCAGCGCAGTATCCATATCCACCGAAAGCCTGCCCTCCGGTATCCGCGCAAGGTGGCGGGCGATCCGGTGTATCCTCCGGATACCCGACACCACATCCCCGTATTGCTCATTACTCAGCACAGCCGCACCTCCTTCGTCTGTTTTCCTTGCCATTACCAAACCTCCTTAAATTTTGGTGTGACACAGATTACTCTCAGGCCACCCAAAATACAAGAGCCGCAATGGAAAAAGCCCGTCACCGGGCCTTTTCTTTACGCCTTTTTCATTGTCAGGCCTTCCAGCGTGGTATAGCTGCTTACGCGCTGGGTATACGGCCCGGCGATCTGCCAGCCTGCCGCCAAAAATAAGTGGATGGTACGCATAAGGGCGGTAGAAGTATCGCAAAGGTTCAGCTCGCGGATACCCGCCTTTTCCAACTCCACCATGTACCCGTCAAAGTCGCTCTCCCAAACCATGTCTTCAATGGTAAAAGCTGTAAGCCTATGCTCGTTAGTCCTGAAATAGTCCTGCAGTACCCGGCAGAGCGCGTACTCCTCCGGGGCCGCCTTGCGGTTCTGGAAATAAGCCATTTTCTCTGTTAAATATCCGTTCTGAAAGCTGCTGATTACGTCCATTTTCGTCATGTGAATGACCTCCTTCATTTGATGTGAGCAGAGATTACTCTGGAACACCTGATAAAGCAAGCCTCACGGACAAATTTCTGAAACATAATTTTTAACAAGACAGGCCTTATCACCGGTAAACTGCTCCCAGCGCATGATAGCAAGGTCGCAGTTTTCCGGCTCGCTATCCATGGCAAAGCAACGCCGCCCGCTCTGCTCCGCTGCGATCAGCGTCGCCGCCCCGCCACAGAACGGATCAAGCATCAGAGCGCCTGGATCGCTGTGCATTTTCATACAGCGCCACGGCAGCTCCACCGGAAGCAGCACAGCGCCGTCCGAAACCTGCGGGACAGCAGACATTTCCCATACACCCGCATAGCCCCACTTGCGGCGTTCCTCTTTGGTAAGGCGTTTCACAAAGCGGTAATTATGGGACGCAAAGGCCGACACCCACGAAGCCTCCGACTGGTTGACCTCCTCGGCCTCCTCCCCGGCAAAAGCCGCCACATACTCAAACTGGCGCTGGGGCTTTACACTGTTCAAATGGGTGGAACCGGCGCGGGCAAAAGCCCCCTGCTTCTTCCATACCCGAATCCAGAGGGGCCGGAAATTACAGTCAGCAAACAGCTTCATGCTGTAAAAGCCCGTTGGCTCCACATACTGAGAGCCAGTGGAAAACAGATCGTCGATATTCCAGCAGACAATAGGCGCATACCGGCAGAGGTTTCCGACAACCGCCGCCATCCGTTCCAGCCATGGGCCAAGGCCGTCCTTCTTGTATACCGCCGCCCCAAGGGCAGGAGGGGCCGCCATGGCAAAGGCCACCTGCTCTGTCCCCATCAGCCGCTCATAGGAATCTGCCAACGCCGGATCGCCGCAATAGAGGCGGTGGCTTCCAAGCTCCCATAAGTCGCCGGGCTTTGTAATGGCCCCGCCTGTGGCTTCCATTTCCACCGCCGCTTTCTCCCGGTCAAAATCATCCTCCACCGCTTCCGCAGAATAGAATTTGTTCATCAGGGCATCAATCTCCTCCGCGTCAAAACCGGTCAGAGATACGTCAAAGTCCGAAGCGTCAAGGTCGGCCATGACCTCCGCCAGCTTCCCTTCGTCCCAGCCGCCCTGTATCCGGTTGAGGGCAAGGTTCAGTGCCTTTTCCTTTTCCGGCCCCAAATCCACCACAACACAGTCAATCTCGGTTTCCCCCATATCCAGCAAAACCTTCAACCGCTGGTGGCCACCCACAACATTGCCGGTGGTCTCATTCCAGACCACCGGCTCCACAAAGCCAAACTCCTCAATAGAGCGTTTCAGTTTTTCATAGTCCCTATCGCCGGGTTTCAAATCCCGGCGCGGGTTATAGGCCGCCGGATTCAGCCAGGCGGCACTCACTTTCTGTATTTGCATCTTCTACCTCCTCCGGGTTCCACCCGCATACCGGGCAGGGCTTTTCTTCCCCTGCCATATCATAAATTTTTCTGCAATACGGGCAATACTGCCACTCATTATTCCGGTACTGCTCGTCGATCCACGTTTCCGGGCTCTGCCAGTCCACCGCATAGAAACACTCGCGGGCAAATTCCTCCTGCCCGTTGCACATATCCAGAAAATCCTGCCGGGTATAGGCCCCATCGGAAAGCTCCGGCACATAGCAGACCTTATCCGGGTCATGCAGAAAGGCGGCCTCGTTCTTGAATACAAAGCCCTGCCGGTAATAGCCCCGGTCAACCACCGTCTCCGTATCGTCTGTTCCCGGCGTATAGCTGCCAACTTTCAAATAATTCTCGCTCATATAAAAATCCCTCGCTTTCAAAATGTGACGACAGATTACCCTGAAAGCCCGCAAAAAGCAAGGGCGTTGCTTTTGGAGCGCGGAGGCCGGAATCGAACCGCCAGTTCCCGCCGGTTGGCGGGCAGTCTGCCTTTAGCTTATCCGCGCATGATAGCCGGGGCATCATTCCTGTCCCGGCGTGAGTATGCTGTGCCGCTCTGCCTGCGATACCTTCTCGCCTTTATACATCCCGGCTCCCAGCTCGTCGATTTTGGAAAAGGGAATCTCCGGCACCGTCAGATCCAGCCGCTTGGCCTTGTCTATGAAATAGATATAGCGGAGCTGGTAGCCGGGAATCGGTATTGCTCCCACATAGTCCAGATATTTTTTGAAATTATAGGTGCCTCCTGTCACATCAAAAAAGGTCAGACCGCCCAGCTCCTTTCGCGGGGAAGTAGGATTGCTCGCCAGCGTCATTTTATGGACGCGGGTGCCATCCGGCAGCTCCGCAAGGTTCAGGTTTTCCTTAATGCCGGTCAGGACAAAATTGCTGGCCCGGTAGATCGTGCCGTCGCCGCAGGAGCAGGCGTCTGCAAAGCTGATGATCCATTTAATCTGCGGTGCATATTTCTTGATAAGCCGGATGCTCATAGAAATAGCGCGGCTCTCGGAATTGCGGGGAAGATAGCTGTCAAAGGCCATCCGGTTCAGTTCCAGAAATTCATTCCAGCCGGTATCCTTTACAAGCCCGATAATTTTTGACTTATCAAGGCTCGGCCCATAGGACATAACGCCATGGAGCTGGCCGTCTAAAAATACGCCAAAGTGCAGGGTGCTGTTATTGACAACCTTCCCGCTGTAATGGTGAGCCTTCATAAACGGCGTCGCCACCTTGGCGGGGATTACCTTCATTACGATTTCTTTTGCTCTACCCATGGCGCGTCCTCCTTTCCCACATGGCGCTCGGCCAGTGTCATTTTCTCGCCTTTATACATCCCGGCCCCCAGCTCGTCAATATGGGAGTAAGGGATTTCCGGGACGGTCAAATCCTTTCGTTTGCTCTTGTCTATGAAATAGATATAGCGGAGCTGGTAGCCGGAGAGCAGAACGCCGCCTGCTGCCTCCATGTACCGGCCCCAGCTAAAATTGCCGTCAGTCACATCAAAGAAAGAACGCCCGCCCAGCTCCTTCCGGGGAGCCAGAGGGTTTGCTTCCAGCGTCAGCTTGTGTATCTTCGTGCCATCCGGCAAAAGGCAGAGTGCCTCGTTTTCCTTAATGCCGGTCAGAATGAAATTGCTGGCCCGGTAAATGGCACCATCGCCACAGGAGCAGGCGTCCGCAAAGCTGATGATCCACTTCACATGGGGTGCATACTTCTTTAAGAGTTTGATACTCATGGAGATTGCCCGGCTTTCCGAATTGCGGGGAAGCACGCTGTCAAAGGCCATCCGGTTCAATTCCAGATACTCATTCCAACCAGTTCCGGCCACCAGCGGCAGGATTTTGGATTTGTTCAGGCTCGGCCCATAAGACATAACGCCATGGAGCCGCCCATCCAGAAATACGCCAAAATGCAGGCAGCTATTATTAACAACCGTTCCGCTGTAATGGTGCTGCCGCATAAAAGGGTTTGCCACCTTGCCGGGGATCACTTTCAGACTAATTTCTTTTGCTCTGCCCATTGCCGCACCACCTCATAAACACCGTTGCCCTTCCGGTTCTCATTGCCGAAGGTTTCCCCGACCTCCTCATGGGCGTGGACGTAATCAATGCAGGCCATGATAAGCTCCGCCTGCTTGTCATGCAATGTCAGGCTGATCTGCTGGTAGGGCTTTTTCTCGCCGGAATCCAGCGTAAATTCCTCACCAAATTCCTCCTCGGAAATGCTCTCAAAACCAAAGATGCTCAAATCCTGCGCAATATCTGCCAGTTCCAGCGGGAGTAAATCCACGTCCCAAGTAGCAAGCTCGCCGACCTTGTTATCCACCAGCCGGAAGGCTTTGATCTGCTCCTCGGTCAGCTCGTCGGCAATAACACAGGGTACAGATTTCAAGCCCAAACGGCTAGCCGCCTTATATCGGGTATGCCCGGTGATGATCTCATGGTCAGCGGAAATCACCAAAGGGACAAGAAAACCATACTGCTTAATGCTGGCCGCCACCGCGTCCACCGCATTGTCATTTTTTCTCGGATTGTTTTTATAAGGGTGTACCTCCCCCAAGGGAAGCTGTAAAATATTCATGTTCGACCTCCGTTAAAATTATCTTTTAACCGCCGCGTCTGGCGGTCAGGAGCTTCTCCATCATATCGTCATGCGGGGTTGCCCCCTTGTACTCGGTGGAGCAATTCTCCCGGACAACTTGGTAAATCTGATACCACAGGTTATTTGCCTGTTTGGAAAAGCTCTGGCTCATGGAAACATAAGGCGAGGGGATGGCGTTCCCCGTGGTCGGGTGCTTCGCCAGAAAGCCAAACTCGGAAATGGCCTCCTCGCACTGTATCCACCGGGAGATCGCCATAGCGTACTGCTCCAAAATCTGCGCCGGTATCAGATACGCACATCCCCGCTCATTGAGCCAAGACCATGTGCGCTGGTAGATTTCCACGGCCAGAAGCTCCCTGCCGTTTTTCTGCCGGGCGGCCAGATAGTTACGGGGCGGCGGCATTTCCTCCCCTTGGAGGCTGGCCGTATCCGAAAACTCCATGACTGTTATTTTCCGCTTGCCCGGATTGCCTTCGACGATTTTATCTGCCAACGCTTTTTTCTTCTGGCCCGCGCCGATACGGGCTCCGCCGTGGCCGTTTGCCATGGCCGCCACCTCCTCTCTTGAAACTGCGGGCTATATACCCAACTTGAAAGCGCGATTTTTTGCGCGATACCCCCCGCCCGCTACCCGTGGGGGCCGACACGGAGATTTTCTCTCCCCCAGCCCTCAGCCGCGCCGTTCCCAGCGTCCACCCTCGCGGGCCGTAATCTCGGAATGGCACCGTTTGCACAAGGCCATTAAATTGCTCTCTACATGGGTGCCGCCGCGCGACAGCGGACGGATATGGTGAACCTCCTCCGCCGGTGTGATTCTGCCTGCCTTCCGGCACTCCTCGCACAATGGATGAGCCAAGATATACCTGTCACGAATCCGCTTCCATGCGCGGCCATAGCGCCGCTTACTGGCCGGATCGCGCTCATGCCTGTTATAATGCGCTGTAATCATCTTCTGGTGCTCCTCGCAATAGCGCCCGTCTGTCAAGCGCGGACAGCCCGGATAGGAGCAGGGGCGCTTGGGTTTGTATGGCATAGCTGCCGCCTCCTTTCATGGCATAGGAAAAGCCTCCGCGTACTGCGAAGGCTCCCTTGGTTCACTATTTCATGCTACCAGTATACCATACCGTAAAGCAAATAACGTGCCATCAAAGTGCCATCTTTTATTTCCCGAACAAAAGGATTGACATCCGTCTGAGCGCCTTTTCCCGGATGCGCTGAATCTGCCGCTCACTGAAATTGAGCTTTTCCTGCAGGCGGGCCGAAGCCCCGGAGCGCAGGCTGTCGCTCATGTAAAACTCCCGGAGCACCGTCTGCTCCATATCCGACAAGGTGGCCCATGCCGGTTCCAGCCAGTGCATATATTCTACCGCCTGCCGGTATCGCTCCTGAATCACGTCCAGCGTATCCAGAGATTTTACCAGCCGCTCCTCGCCAGCCTGCGGGTTCCAGCTTGTAGGCGGGCCGTTCATGGGCCTGCTTCCCACAGAGATCATCCGGTCGTAAAGCTCCTTCGTTTCCTGTGGGGTAATGTTGATAATATCCCGCATGGTGGAATAGTCCTGCAACGCCGCCACCGTAGCTGACGGCTTATTCAGATATTTCCAGGCAATCATACAAGCGCCTCCTTTCTGCTCTGGCCAAACCGCATCTTCAAATCCACCAGCGCGTCTATATCGCGGTCAGCCGCTTCCTCCATGGCCATCCATTCTGCTAAGCGGCCCTCCTTACGGAACCGAGCCGCCTCGGTCAGCTTTTTATTGATCTGCTCATTCAAGCGGCAGACCTGTTTCTGATATTCTTCAATCCCCATACAGGCCTCCTTTCTCCAAAATGGCAGCCCCTACCTCCTCCACCGAAGTCACCTTTACGGCCACGCCGCCAGCGGCCCGTATCTTTCCAAGGGTTACTTCCTGCAGCCGGGTAAGCCGCCCGCCAGGCTGCTTCACCTCGAAAGCGTAAAACCTGCCGTCCATGCAGGCGATTATATCTGGTATCCCCGCTGTGCCGTACATACCGCCGTGGGTTTTCCATGCAAAGCACCGGGGCTGTTTTTTCAAATACCGCAGAATTGCGGCAACAATCTCTTTCTCCATACCGTCCGGGCAGACGCCGCGCCGGAAAAACCGGATAGACCGGGAAATTACCACACTATATATATTTTTCTTAAAAATAAGGCTCTTTTCACCCCTCTGGCTTTTATGCGCAAGGAATGAACAATTCCCGGTTTTTCCGGTTTCCCCGGTCACGAAAACGTCAGTCAGCCCCCACACCTCCTTCCACATAGGCAAGGCCGCGCCAAACCCGGCGCTTTGAGAGCTTATCCCGCCCGCGCGTAATTTCCGGGAATCCGGCTTCCAGTTCTTTGTTGAAGTTGGTCTGAGATACCGGCTTCATCCCGGCATTGCCGCAATATTCCTTATACCGTAAGAACAGGTCATCCCGAACCGCAAAGGCTCTTTCATCCCGCCTGCAATACTCTTTAGCGAAAGACAAAACGCTATTTGATTCAATGCGGTATTTATCCAGCTCCGCCCGCGTCCGCTCGGTCTCGCTGAACGCATAGTCCGCCGCGATCAGCCGCTTTAATCCGGCCAACGCCCACATGAATATCCCGTCCCGCTCCGCTGCCAGCTTTTCCGCAAGGTTCGGATCACGTTTACTCTTGGGGACGGATTTCTCAAAGCGGATAATCAGGAGCCTCCGGTAAAAGCCTTCCGACCGGTCGCCATAATTGCGCGGTATCTCATTACAGGAAAACAGAAACCGGGCATAGGGCCGGAAGGAAAAAGGGTCTTTGTTCTTCCGTTCGGCGGTAATAAAATCCTCGCCAGTAAGCGCCTTGAACATCCCGTTATCGTCAATGCTCTTTGATGGCAGATCGGCGAAGATATTCGCCAGCTTGCCGAACAGCTCCGCCTTATTGAACCGGTCGCCAAGGTTCTGCCACGGAATATTGGAAACATTTTCGCTCCCCAGCAGGATTTCCTGTACCACATTAAGCAGGGTAGACTTGCCCGCATTGGGCGCTCCTACAAAGACAAAGGATTTCTGCGCCTTGTTCACCGGGATCAGCAGATATCCCAAAATCTCCTGTACCAGATAGATTTCCTCCCCGGCCAGCATACTTTGAAGATATTTCAGAAATTGCGGGCAGTCCGCATCCGGCATATAGGCCGCTTTGAGCTGGACGGTTGAATAATATTCCGGCGTATGGGCCTTGAAGCTGTCGTCAAGGGTATTGTATAAGCCGTTACGCAGGTTCAGGATAAAGGGATTGCTGTTGATCTCCATGATCGGCTTCATGATCAGCATTTTCCACTGGCCTACCGTATCGTTAATGGCCTGCATGGATACCGTCCTCGGAATCATAAGCTCCCGTACCCTGGCCGCCGCCACCATATCCTCACCCTCCCGATATACGCCGTCCTGATAGAAGAAAAAGCTGCTTGCCGCATAAAAAGCGTCCATATTCCCGGACAGGTGATTGGCAAGCAGGCCGGACAGAAAGCGTAAGCCTCCGCGCTCGGTTACTTCGTACCATTCCGGCAGCTCCGTATCCTGCGCCGCCTGCCGGGTTTCCTTATTTGCCGCATACGCCTTATACAGCTCCTTGTGATAGGAGATCAGCGCCTTTGCGTCCGGCGTTTTAAGCCTGAAATGCTGGCGCAGCTCATATTCAATAAACGTCCCCGCGTCCAGCGGTTCAATGTTATAGAGCGCCTCCTTCACAAACTGCTTTGCAGCCCGCACCGTCTCCACCGGGGAAGAAAAGACCTCCGCGCCGGAAAGGGCCTCCCGCAATTCGTCCAGCGCAAGGGGCAGGTAGCAGAGGGCCGCCGGGGCCTTACAGGTACAGGAGCCGTCCGCCATGCGCGGGCAGGAAAAGCCCTTCTCCCCGATATTCCTGCAGGTGATCGGCTTCGTGCCGCTGTTTAAGAAATGCCGTATTTTCTCCTGCGTTTCCGCCGCCTTATACTTTGGATAGCCTGCCGACAGCTCATGGATTGCCCGCTCGCCTCCCTCAAAAACAGCGAGGTTCGTAATCATGCTATACCAGTCATGCTCGGAAAGCGTGGCCGCGTCCTCCCTGCAATGCGCCATAAAGGCACAGCGTTTTAATACCAGCGAAAGGCCCTGCCGCGTCCCTTTGCTCTGTCCCACGCCCGACGGAGCAGGCTCGTTTTCTACCTTGGGCAGATAGGCCGCAAGCTCCGCCTGCGTGTAACGAAGCTCCGGGCGGAAATGGATACACTCCACCAAGACCGGCTCCTCCTTGCAATGGTAAAAGCCCGGCAAGCGCAGGACGCGGCTTTCATTGATACAGGTCTTATCCCCGCCAAAATAGGCCGCAAGCCCTTTCTGTATCCGGCGGAAAGCGGCCACGTCGCCGTCCTTGATAAGCCAGTAGGTATGCAGGGATTTCCGCGTCTTTACAATGAGCGAAGGCTCCAGCGGGAACGCTTCAATCTGTTTAAGCTGCTCCTCCATGGAAAGCTCGTCACATTCCATGAAATGAGCATTGATCCGGGAAATCTCGTTATCCTCATGGCCGCCGAAGTTCACCACAAAATAAATCCCCCGGTTCCTCTCATTATACTTCTTTAATGTATCCATAAGCCCGCCGATACCGGCAAGCGTCGTTTCCAGCTTGGCCCCTTTGAAGGTGCCGGTTTTCTTATCGTCAAATATCCGCAGGCAGATACGCTCCGACGGCCCGAAAAAGGGTCGAAGAAATTCTTCCAGCGGGACGTTCAATGCTTTTTTCATTATTTCTTCACCACCTCCATACAACGATCAGTAAAATACCGGACGGGGAGCTTCCGCTCCTTAGCCTTCGCAATCTCCACCGCCATCCCTTTTGAGATTGTTCGACCGAACACCCACACTTCCCGGCATTTACTCTGTAAAACCAGCCCGAAAAAGATGCCAAGCTCCCGCTGTACCGGGTCGTCCTCCTCCATGAATTGAGGGAACAAAAGGTGAGGCGCTATGGGGATACAGTTCTGCGATACCGCAAAGCGGCTGTATTCCCGCGCCCGCTCCGTATTGCGCTCTATATTCCCGGCATAGGGTGAGCAGATAAAGACCAGTGGTTTATATGCTGTTTTTTTCACCTCCCGCTCAATCCGGGAAAGGGCCTCGTATGCGGTAGGGTCATGATAGCCCTCGGAATTATAAAGATTTGCGCTCATGCCTCCACCTCCATTTCCACCAATTCCCCATAATTGACGCCTGCTGCCGCCTCAGCCACCAGCGGCACGTCAAATTCCGGGAAAGGCTTCTGTTCCATAATCCCCTTAATCAGCCGCCCGGCCTCTGCCACCTTATCCTCCGGCAGATAAAACACAAGGCTGTCATGGACGGTAAGGACGGGGAGAATCCACGGATACTGCGCCAGTACCGGAAGGAGCCTCGCCATTGCCATTTTTACAATGTCGGCGGCGGTTCCCTGTATGGGCGTATTCATGGCGCACCGCTCTGCAAAGCTCTTTTTACCCCAATCCTCGGAAACAATGTTCGGCAGATACCGCCTGCGTCCCAGCCATGTTTCGCTGTACCGGCGCACCCTTGCCTGCCGCTTTACTACGTCCTGCCATAGCGAAAGCTGGGGATACCCGGCTTTCAGGTTCGCAATGATCTCCTCGCAGGTTTCAAAGCTGGCGTCCAGCCCCGCCTTAAATTTCAGCGTCTTTTGCAGGCCGCGCGGAAACAGGCCATAGAATACGCCAAAGTTACAGTTTTTCGCTATGGTGCGCCGTTCCTTGAAATTCTCCGCGTTTTTATCCGCCGCCTGTTCCACCGGGATATGGTAAATGACCGAGGTGGTCTGCGCATGGATGTCACCGCCGTTTTTGTAGGTTTCCAGCATTTTTTCATCCCGGCAGTAGAAAGCACCGACGCGAAGCTCCACCTGCGAATAGTCCAGTTCCATGACTGCACACCCGGAGGGTGCAATGAGCAGATTGCGGATACCGATGGGGTCGCTGCCCTTGCGGGGCATATTTTGAAGGTTCGGATTGCGGGCGGCAAACCTCCCCGTTTCCGTCCCCAGCGGCATAAGGTCAGGATGGATACGGCCTGTGGCATTGTTCACATGGCGCATATAGCCATCCAGATATGTCCCCTTGATTTTCCCCCAGCGGCGGTATTCCTGCACCAGTTCAAAAAGCCGGGTAAGCTCCGGGCGATTCTCCCGACACCAATCCGCCAGCCGGATCATGGTTTCATCATCCGCCGCCTCCTGATACTTGGCCGTGGTTTTTAAGACCGGCAGGCCGAGGTCATGAAAAAGATAGCTCTTAAACGCAGAGGTGGAGGCATTGGCCCCAATCTCCACGTCGCCGATCATAAAGGCGATTTCCTCCCGGATTTTTGCAAGGCGCTCCTCGGCCTGCGCCTGCTTTTCCTCCATGGCCGCATGATCCATCAAAAGGCCGTTATAACGCATAATGCCGCAGTATACGGCAGTGGGGCTTTCCACCTGCTCCACAAGAAAGCGGTGCTTCGGGAGATACCGGTCAAACCAGCCATTGAACAGGTGATACAGCCGCAAGGCATAGTCGCTGTCGGCACAGGCATAGCGCACGGTTTCCGTATCCTGTGGGGATAATTCGTCAAAAAACCTTCCATCTGTCACTGTACGGAAATCCGGCAGTTCCACCTCGAAAAGCTGCGGCACCAGCGTTTTCAGCCCACTGTCCGAAAGGCCCCGGAAAGCGGTGCTGCTCTTTAAGGTAAGCTGGGCCGCCGCTATGGTATCATAGACCGGTGCCTGCACCACCACGCCCAGCGCATACTGGAACATGGCCTCAAAGGAAAGGTTGTGGGCCACCTTCACCACAGCGGTATTTTCAAAGAACGCGCCCCGCAGGTATTCCATAACCGCCTCCGGCCTGCCGATATTCCTCCCGGTCTTATGCCGCAAAGGGACATAGATTGCGCTGCCCTCCGATACGGAAAAGCTCACGCCGGTAATCGTTGATTTATGCGCATCCAACGCAGCCTTTTCCTCGGCACGGTATGCCTCCATGGGCGAGGTTTCAAAGTCAAAGGCCACAATGGCGGCCCCGGCCAGATAGTCCTTTATCTTTTTCAATGTCGTTACACAGGAATAGTCCATATTTCCTCCATTCTGCCCGAAAAGCGGAGGAGGCCGGGCGGCCCCGCTCCGCAGCGGGCGGTTCGCTATTGAAGTGGCGGGATGATCTCGCCGGTTTCCGGGTCTACAAGCGGCTCCTCTGCTTCCACAGGCTCCTCCGCATCAAAGCCAATGCGGCGGCTGTATCCCTTCACCTGATCGGAGAGCTTGGTAATCAAAATCTGCTCCTCGCTGGTAAGGGGCCGGTCAATGGAAAACTGTGCCTGCGAGTAGGCAATGCCGCTGTTATTCGTGGCCTTCTTCAAAGAAAACCGGGTGACAACCGAGTTGCTTTTCCGGCCCTTACTAAGCAGGCGCTTGATGTAGCGGGAAAACTCTTTCATTGAACCGGTCGGCAGGGACAGGATCAGTGGGAACAGCTCGCCCTCTCTAAGCAGGAATACACGGCGGCGGGTTTTGCAGGCTTTGCTGTTGTTCTCGCCGGAGCCAAACTGATTTAAGGGGCAATTTGCGCAGACGCCGCCCGGATCGCCCTCCCCGGCCACGCCGTCAAAGCTCCCGCAATCGGGCGGGTTACTGCCGCCGGTATATTTCTCCTTGTAATACTGCAGTACCGGGTGGTGATACAGGATCACCGCCGAAAACTCCTTCACGGTTTCCGGCTCGTCGGCCTCGTCGCCGGGAAGCTCGAACATAATGGCACCGCCCGCCGGAATCTTCACCCGGTCAAAGCCGCCCTCCAAGCCTTCCAGCTCCTCGGCCATGGTTTCGTTCATATTGAAGTCGGCAAGGGCCAGAAAGCCCGCACCGGTAGTAGTAAGCTCGTTCTTGTTGCTCATGGATTTTTCCTCCTTAAAAAATTTATTTTGACGCTTTGCGCAGGCTCACGCCGGTTTTCTCAAAGACATTCACCAGACCGTCCAGCCATGCGGGCAGGGCGTCGCCGTTCTCTGCCATCTGCTCCTTGACAAAAGCCGACAGACTGTTAGCGTTCACCGTTTCATATACAAGGTCGCCGTACCCTTCGCCGCGCAGGGCGGCAAACAGATCCTCCTTGCGGCCAGCGGTAGCGGACGCGCGGGTTTTGGTCGTCAGGCAGAACATCATGCCTGCGCGGGTGAAGTTCTGCGTTTCCGTATCCGCCATAAGCTCCGACAGGCGGTAATCCGCCTCATCAATCTCGGCGTTTAATTCCTTTACCCGCTGCTCGGCCTCGGCCTTCTCGTCGCGGAGCGCTCGGAGCCGGTCAGCGAGTTCAAATAACTGTTCAGACATTTTTCTCCTCCTATGGTGCAAACGGGTTCTTCCCGCTGCGGTAATCGTCTACAAGCGTCCGGGCAAGGTCGGCCTTGTCCTTCAATGCTGCCAGCACCTTCTCGTCCACAGTGCCACGGGCCACCAGATACAGATAGGTGCAGGGCATCCGCTGGCCCACCCGGTGAATCCTCGCCTTGGTCTGCTCGAAGTTCGACATGGAATAGTCCAGCGAATAAAAGACCATGGTAGAGGCCGCCGTCAAGGTGATCCCCATTCCCGCCGTTGCGATCTGACCTACAAAAGCTGAGACCTGCGGATCGTTCTGGAAAGCGGCCACCTGCTCATTCCGGTCTTTCACCTCCCCGGTGATATAGGAATATAAAAGGCCCCGCTTCTCTAACAGCTTACAGATTGCCTTAATCTCCGGGATAAAGCGGGCAATGATAACCAGCTTCTTTCCTTCTGCCGCCGCCCCATCCAGAATATCCTCCAAGGCCGCCAGTTTCGCCGCGCTGACCTGCTCCACGGCAGCAGTTCCGTCATTGCCGATAAATCCACCCGTAAGCTGGGACAACCGAAGGAGCCGGGTGAGAATGTTCGGGGCCGTCACCTCGCCGCCGCACAACTCCGCATAGCTCTCTTTTACGAGGCCCTTGTATATCCGCAGGGCCGCAGGCTCCAATTCCACCTGCCGGATCACGTCGGTCGTTTCCGGCAAATCCAGACATTCCGCTTTCGTCGCCCGGTAGGAAATGCTGTGGAGCTTTTCCGTAAGCTCCGCCTCCATAGATTTCTTCAAGACCGGCGTATGGTTCCCATATCCCACCATGTCAAAATACCGGCTCCGGAAAGCATAAAAGCTCTGGCCGAAAATGGAAGGATTAGCAAACTTAAACTGGCTGAACACATCAATAGCCTTGTTGGTAATAACCGTACCGGTCAGCAGCAGCCGGTACTGCGCTGTCCTTCCCAGCCGATGCAATGCCTTGCTGGCGGCGATATTGTGGGTTTTGATTTTATGGCCCTCGTCTGCGATAATCAGGCCGGGCTTCCATGACGACAGATCCTTTTCCATCCGCCATGCGCTCTCATAGTTCACCACGACCACCTGCAGGGCGGCCCCGTTCATGTGGCGCAGGGTGTCGAGCTTCTTTGCGCTCGTACCGGAAAGGACAGCCAACGCATAGGGGAAAGCCGCAAACTTCTGAAATTCCTCCTCCCATACGCCAAGGATGGAAAGCGGGGCCACGATCAGCACCCGGCGGATACGGCCAGCGTTAGCCAGTGCGCCGGTGATCGCTATGCTGGTGATGGTCTTTCCGGTTCCCATTTCCATAAGCAGCGCACAGCCGCCGCTTCTCATTCCACCGCCGGGCAGCAGTCCGAACAAACCGCAGGCAAAGCGGTAAGCCTCAATCTGGTGCCGGTATGGCGTGGCCTTAATCGGAAGGGCCGGACGGTTTTCCTCATGCACCCCCATGGACGCCCACCTCCGCAACCTCACGCACCGAAAGCTCCTCCACGCTGTCGCCGGGGACAATGATGGTAACGCGGCGCATATCACCAAACAGCCTCCGCAATACCCGCTCGCGCAGGGAAACGGTCTTACAGCGGACAATGCCGCCGGATTCCGGCCCCTGCGCAAGACTGATCTTCAAGTTATGTTTCATTTGCCTTTCACCTCTTTCTAAGGGCGCGTATCGTTGGCCCTCAATATCCGGCCACGGGAAAGACAAAGGTTGACGGTCTATTTCAAAATTTTTCTAAGTTTCCTATAAATACGCTCCAACCGATGGGATATGGCGGATTTATCCACACCCTCCTCGGCGGCAATGCTGGTGACCGACTGCCCCTTAAAATAAACTTTTAACACCAGCTCCCGCTGGGCGGGGGAAAGTGCCTCCATGGCCGAAAGCAGCCGGGCCATATCCTCCCGGCGCTCTGCCTCTCCTGCAGTATCTTCTGCCGAGACAAACAGATCCCCCTCGTAATCCATGCCGTCAAGGGAAACATGGCGGCGGGTTTCCTTATGGTCGTTGTTGTACTGCTGCCGGTCAAAATCCACCAGCAACTCTCCGAGGCCTGCGTCCACCTCAATCTCCGATACCTCTCCGGTTACAAATTCATATCTAACTTTCATTTTGCCGTTCTCCTCTCGGAGCCCGGCAGGCGGCACCCGCGCCGTCACAAACAAAAAAATAAGCCTGACAAGCAGCACAAAAAGTGCCGCCTGCCAGGCTCAATGTCATATCCACCCCTCTATGAAGGTGGCGTATTGGAAGGTTGACCACTATCTATGGAATGAAATCTCCCCTCCGTGCATCATGCTCAAACAAACGAGTAATCCTTGTCCCGGTTTAGCCATCCGTTTCCCCGGCCCGCATACATTCCCTGCGGGCCGTGACGTATTGCCGTGGCGGTATCTCCGGTCAGCCCCCGGCTAAAAGGCTCGGGGCGGATCAAAGGTTTCCTCTATTCAGTTTTAATTACCCCGACCTCCGCGCCGCAGTGCCCGCACTTTATTATGAAATCGGGATACCGGCCCTTCTTCGGGGTAATCATCTGCGTCTTTGTACCTGATACCGCGTCCATGATCCGCCTCCCGCACTGCGGGCAGCAGACAGGCCGCATGATTTTCTTTAGCCCATTGGTCTGTGCCTCCTTTTTCCTGCGCAT